CCTCTTAGACGCCAGTGGTGGAAACGTACTGGTGACCAACGTTCCACTTGACGAGGACGTTGGCGTACGTGTCGGACCACTCATTGTTGGGTTCCTCGACAAGGCCCACGATGCGCAGAGGCAGCGTGTTGGTCGTCGAGCACGAGTCGCCGTTGAGGGCGTTCTTCGACTTGCCGAAAACAGCCGAGCCAGCGGTCTGGACGATGGCGGCGTTGAGGCCGTTCACTTCCGAACCGGTGTTCGAGCCGCCGTCAGTCAGGGCACCGTCGGCCTGAATGGCGAATACGGCGTTTGGATCCGTCACGACCTTGGCGTACACGGTGTAACCCGTGGTGACGCCGGGCCAGTACTGGCTGTCGACAGCGTAGCCAATCGAGTTGATGTACCGGCAACCCACGAACACGCCAATCGGCGTAAGCGAGGTAGTGCCACCATCTTTCTCGATGGTGCCGCCGGTGACCTTCTTGACGACGTCACCGAAGTAGATGGGCGTAGTGTAGCCATCGGCGATGTTCAGGGTTTCAAAGCCCTGAGTATTGTACCCAGCGGAAAGGTTCTCAACCGGAACCATGCCGTAGGAATATGCAGAAGAGGCCATTTGCCAAATCTCCTAGTTGGTGCTCTTGCCGATCACCGACCGAAAACCATCTTGCGCTGCTTTTCCGCAAACTTCTTCATGCGCTCATCACTGTCGCGCAGGAAGGAGTTCTCAGCACTGTCAAGCTCAGCCGTTGTCCGGCGGTGATAATAGTCCTTGCGCTGCTCTGCCATATCCTCTGGCATCTTGCATAGGATCAGGCCACCCACTTCCACTTTGCCTGATGTCTGCCCGACGCTGAGTTCCAGCATCATTTCGGGGTGTTCGGCGGCGTCAACCGGCTCCCACCCTTCGCGGATGCGTTTCTGGTAGTTGGTCTTGTCTTCGACATTGCGCGTTGCTGTACGGACCCATTTGAAGACGTAGCCGTCTTGGGGGGTGGGATCCGGCAGCATCGTAGGTTCGACCCAAGACCTGCGGCGAGAGGACTGCTCTCTCGTCTCAAGAGTTCTCGGTGCCCTTGCAGTAGGCTCAACCAAAATGGCATCCCACGGATCAGTCATCGAGTTCTCCATCAAAGTGCACCACGGCCACCGGCGTTCTGCCGCATCTTCGATGCAGCATACGCCTGCGGGGAAACGCCGAGCTTTCTGGCGATCTCTAGCTCGGACCTCGTTAGCGTGACCTTGCGCTTGTCCTGCGGCTGCGTAACGGCGTTCTCACGCCCGGCATCTGCAGTTGCGTTGGGACGACGAGCCTCACGCCGGGGCCCGCCATCATTGCCGTCGTAGGACATGTTGTCCTCGAATGGTTGGTGTTCACTGTATACGGCTTTCAAACCGCGGTCTAGTTCCCGGGTATACTCGGGACTTTCGGGTCTGACACCCCTCGCTTCGAGGGCTTTGTGTATGGACAACGCAACACCAGTCTTGGCCTCGTTGCCCTGCTGACCGAACCACGAATTGCGGCCAATCCACGCCGCCACGTTGGGCGCGAGCTGCGGAGCGGATGGCTGCTGCTGTGGCTGGGGTGCAGCGGGTGCAGGCTCGCGTTCCTCAACCTGCCTCGGCATCCGCGACCGGATGGCAAGGTTCTCGGCGGAGATGCGCGACAGCATCTCCTGAGCATCGACAATCTGGTCGGTGTCGCCCAGTTCGTGAGCCTGCTTCAGCTTGGCCTTTGCCTCGCGCATGGCCGCTTCGTTGCGAGCCACCATGCTTTCGGCGAGGGCCGTTCCGCTCATCTGAGCCGTACGACGAAGGCCGTCAGCCTCCTGCTGAGCCATGCGCGCGGCTTCGACGGCAGCGGTAAGCTGGCGCTGAGCTTCCTCTTTCGCACGGCGCTCAGTCTCGCGTTCGAAACTGAGCCGCTTGATGCGGGCCTCGATCTTCTTTTTGCTGCCCCTGCCACGAAGGTCGTCGAGCTGCTCGTCGAGGGAGGGGTCAGGGTCATACGAAGTTGGGCGTCCACGGTCCCCTTCAGGCGTGTCATCCTCTTCAATGACCTCAAACGCATTGGGGTCGGCGTTATCAAGGTCTACCTCGACTTCATCGGGCAGGTCATCGTTGCCGACATAAACCGCCTTCGAGGCGTCGCCGTTGGAGGCGCGGAAACTTTCGCGTGCCATCAGAGGCCTCCTACCTTGGCACCGCTTGGGATAGTAGCGGTGATCTCGTCGTCGGACAGCATCCGAAACTCGATGCCCTCGATAGTGAAGCGTTTGCCTGCGTACCGCGAGAACAGGACCGTGTCGCCGAGCTTGCACCATGAGCCAGACGGAAAGCGGGGCCGTGCAGCGAGAACGGTGACAGGCGTGCCGGGGGGCAGGTCGTCGGGCAGCTTGGGTGCGGCATCAACGTAGCAGTCGGGGCCCATCGCGATAACCTTGCCAACGACCGATGCCGCGCGTTCGCGGTCACTGACCGTTTCCGGTATATAGATACCACTATCGGTCCGGTCGTTGAGCTGCGGCAGCGCGACCAGCATGAAGTGTCCGACGGGGTCGGGGGCCTGCATCATGTCCAGCTGTTCCGCGGGGTTCTCCGCGTCGGCTATCTTGCTCAGCAGGTCGCTCTTTTTAGTCTTCGCTGTGGCGGACAGCTTGGGGAATTTATGCGCCATTTCAAGCGTCACTATCGTCTCCATCACTGAGGCGTTTGCGCTCCTCGACGAACATGGTCAGTTCGCGCAAGGTAGCGAGGCGGCCTACTGCCTCACGATAGGCCGCGTAATCTTGAGGCTGCCCCGACAAGATCGTTGTCGAGACGGCCTCAATTTTTTCTTTAAGCTCTTTGTCGAGCGCCCTCACTGCGTGCCCTTCATCTTGGTGGCCTGAGACAGCACCTTGACCGCCGTCGACATGTCGTTGTTGCGAACGGACGCGGCCAACTCAGCCTGCTTCAGCTGACGGTCGTCGGCCTTTGTCTGCATCTGGAGTTGCGTCACCAGCGTCGAGCGCTCGGTTTCGGACATCTCCTTGAAGATGGCGATGGCCGCCTTCATGCGGCGCTCTTCGGCCTTGTCTGCCAGCTGAGCGTCGGCGATCTCCTTTTTGACCTCGACGGCGCGCTCCTTGATCTCGTTCTCGCGCATCTGCTGCTGGACGATTGGGTCTTGCATGGCCTCTTCGGCCTGCTTCTGCGCAGCCTTGGCCTTGTTGTCGTTGAGAAGCTTGTCAGCCGCGTCGGCGGTAAGCTGTGCCAATTCGTACTCGACATCTTCGGGAAGAGGCTCGCCGGGAGGCGGCAGCGGCACACCGAGCTTTTCTTCGATCTGCTGGCGGTACTGGAACGCAAGGTGTTCCTGCACATGCGCCGCGGCGGCAGCCATAATGGACGGTGCCGATGGGTTGTTCGCCATCATGGCCTGCATCGAGGGATCCTGAATGGCGGCCATGTGGACAGCGATGTGGGCCTCGTGGTTCTGGCCCGGGCCCGCCTTCACGGGCTTCATGTTCATCAGGTTCATGTTCTCGGTGACGGGGTCAAGGGGCTCGATGTCCGTATCTGGAGGAATGAACAGGTCAGCCTGATCAGACCCCAGCGTCATGACCATTTGCCGGTGCACGGCCTTCTGGTTGTAGATGCCGGGGTTCTGCTGCATCAACTGCGTGATGGCCTGCATCTGGATAATCTGCTGTGCCATCGTCGTGGCGTTCGGGTCGGCGACCGGAACGACGTCGATGTTCATGCCGTAGTCTTCTTGGCGTGTCGACTGCGCCTCGTCGTCGGCCAAGGCGAAGGGGTACGGCATCTCGAGCATGTAGCTCTTGACGATGTCGTAGAGGACGTTGAGTTCCTGAGTGAAGCTCTCGTACAGCCGCTGCTGCACCGAACTCATCACCTTCAGCGACCGCTCGATGATGGCCAGCGTGGTACCGACAGGCATATTGGTCCCCGACATGTCGGTGACCTTCATGTCCGCAACCGCGCCGATCCGTCGTGCCTCTTCAACGATCTGGCCCAGAAGGCTGTACAGGACCGTCGACGGCTCCTTGTAGGGGAGGGGGAAGAAATTCTCGCGCAGCGTGCCCGCGCTGACTTCCACGTCCCTCCACTCGCCGGGGCCGATGGGGTCGCTGTCGTCCTTGATGCGGAGGCCCTTGGCCTTGTAGCCAGCTGGCAGGTTCGACAGCGTTCCTGCGTCGACCAACTGGCGCAGGATCGACGTCGCGCTCTCGGTCAGGCCGCCGAGGATGTTGATCAGGCCGATACCGTAAGGGCCGAAGCCGGGCATGTACTTGTGCTGGACAACCGACCGAACCCGCTCGCAGGTCGGGTCATCTTCCCTCCACTCGCGCCTGATGGCCAGCACTTCGTGGCTGCCGGTGTCGACGGTGATGACGTAGGGAAGGGGCTCGCCGTTCTGGTTGTAGGGGTCTTCCTCGATGTAGTAGAGGATGTGGCACTCGTACAGCTTGTGGGGGCTGTCGTCGCGCGTAGTGCTGGCGTCGGACTTGCCCTCGATCCGATCCTTTTCCTGCGTGATCGGATCGTTATAGGTCGCGGATCCGGGCCCGATGTCGACGTCTCGGTAGAAGCCCGACGATTGCTTGGCCTTGACCCAGTTCGACGTCTTGTAGTGGGTGATGGT